GATGGCGGCAGGTATTTCTACCTTTCCGTTCACCGTCCCTATCGAGTGGGTCTTTTTATATGGAGTCAGTGGTTTTGTTGCCTTACCAGAAAGCAAAAGTCTAACCGCTTTTTTCCATGATATAATCTTTAGTATCTGTTCACATGAGTTGAGTAGCAATACTTCTCGTTTCATGCACATCCTTTCGTATCATACCATAGTTTTCGAGGTCAACCATCACCCTTATCACGGTTATATCGATTGTCATCATCAGGCATCTGGAAAACATTGTCCCAGAAATCATTTTCTATCTCTCGAATCTGTTCTTGTTGATCAAACCACTCTTCGATTATATCAACAAACCATCTACCCCAACCGCCGCCGCTGTCATCGGGTTCTATAACATCGGGAGGATAGGGACCGGGTTTTCCGTCACCATCGGGGTCGAGGTCATCCATGTTCGGTCGATCGACCGGTGGTTGTGCTGCTGGTGGGGTTGTTTGGAATGGACGACCATCGGGGTCAACTGGGTCTTGGTCACCAGATCGGTATTCAATTCTCGAAATTTTACCATTCTGTCCATATGAAAGTTGAATATTACCTGTTTTGACTAGATCAGTGAACACCTCAGTATATTCATGAACCTGATTCACAGTTTTTAACGTCGGTACATTCCGCATTTCTGCTTTGACTATTGGTCTAGAGGCAGCAATCGCGGCATGGGGAGAACTATAAAGTTGACCGTTCATACCTCTGAACTGTACTGCACCAGTTTCTTTATCCCTAACAATATTGTTTCTCTTGACACCAGCGGCGACGGCAGCAGTGATCTCTGGACTGATATCTTTACCGGGTTTGTTTGCAGGCGAGGAAGGACTATCTCCAGAAACAGAACCAAACCCCATTATACCAGAAAACTTAGTTGCTGGAGAAGAACCTGCTGATGCAAAAGATGCGTTATTCGCACCTACTTTTTCTTTTAAATATCTTTTAAATGATTTCATTTTTATTCGGAATCCATTCTGACGTATTCGCCTTTAGTTTTGTCCCATGTATAGGATGCCATTAATTGTTTTGCAGCATTCCTTGGATTTACACCCTTATAGTATAATTTAAGCATGTCGGTGGGTTTAATGTCTTCATATTTACCACCTGACTTCTTGAGAACTTTCTCGAACTCATCAAACCATTTGATGAGTGGTTTATCTTCGGATCCTTGGTCCATCAGTGCTTCCTCGACTTCTTCCTTCTTCACACTCCATGTACCACCTTCGCCCTTGTACCACTTTGATGCCCATGCATTTGCATATGCAGATGGGTAAACATCAAACTTTGACTTTGCTTTTGCGATCGCCTTGTCCCATAGAGCGGGGTTGTCGGGAACATTTTTCTCTTGGAGATTGAGTGAAAGATCACTGAATGTTTTCATGAATCGAATCCTTTATTGTATTTAGTAGACCAAGAATCTTGAATTCCTTGTTTCTTGGGATCTTTGTCGGTTACGCCTGTTTTGACATTGATTGGTTTTTGACCTTTTCCACCATCACCAATGTCACCACGCTTTTTCTTGTCCTGTGCATATCTCTTGCGACGAACAAATGATGCGATCTTCTTCTTGCCTAGTTTATCTGCCTTCTGCTTTGAGAGACAGGCACTGTATGGTTCACCCTCTTTGGCATCACCACACTTGCCAAGTTTCTCTCCGTCTGTCCCGTAGCGATCCCAACCGGCACCACCACCTGCGGACTGTTGATTCATCCACTTACCCAGACCAGACTTTGCATAGGTCTTTTCGTCTAAGAATTCCGAATATTTCACGACTCGATCCTCACACATGGACGGATCTTTTTCTGCACCAAGTGATGCGACCGAATCCTTCATGAACTCGGCAATATCAATAACCTTTTGTAGATTATCATAATTTGCCCTATCAAGTATTTTGTTGACTGCGGGGATCGCAAGTAGACTCATCGCAAGATGTGTAGTCTGTGGATTTCTTGCAACAAGTTTAGCAACAGGTGTCATTTTCAACAACTTGGAAACAAGTCTATCCTTGAGACCCTCGTTTATTTGTACGTTCTCTTGAATGTCATCGACGATTGCTGCCATGTCACCCATTGCGAACGATACATTATCACCTCGACGGTATAAGAAATACTTCACACCACCGGGGTTTTTCTTCGACTTGAGAATGATACGCTCGACCTTTGCCTTGCCTACCGTGCGGCGACCACTGGTGACAACGAGTTCGACGAAGTTCTTTGATGCTGTTGCCATCACTGACTTAAACTTAACCTTGATGCTATCGCCCTTGTTGAGATCATTGAAAATACGAAGCATATCCTTGGGATCTACTGCCTCATCGAGTTGCGAAATTTCAAGAGACTCACCACGGAACATTGCCATAGTCTGTCCGATCTCTGTACGCTTACCTGTCTTCTTGCCACGCAATGCTCTTATAATAGCATCACCCTCAAGTATCTTGATTGATTTCTCGACCATGTAATCCCCATCCGGTCGATACTCACCACAAACAAGTGACTTGATGCCTTGTCCATCATATGGAATCACACCTTCGTCTTCCATGATATTAAGAACATCACTGATAATTTTATCGTTTATCTTTAAACCAGTAATTTCAGACCAGTCAGCACCAACTACACGATACCAACCCTTTTTCATTGCAAGATACTCGACGAGTTTCTGCATATCTTTCTTTCCGGTTTTGAGATCTAAAAATTCATCTTTTGCTTCTTCTGCGGGATCAGGTGCGTCCATCGAGTCGTTCCACTTTTCAAGTACACCCAAGATATCTTTTACGGTGATACCAAAGTCTCTTGGTTTCTGCACAATGAACTGAACGTGGTAGGGAGTCATGCGTTTGGTGATATATGACTTCTTTGTCTTGGGATGAATCCAACCCTTTATATCTGTGTTGATGCTCTCGGTCACATCACCCTTGCTCAATAGTTTCGATACTGGACTATCCTTCTCCCAGAATTTACATGACCAGTAACCGGGAGTGGTCTTATCAGTCTTTTCGTCACAATTGTGTCTCGCACGAAAGTTCTTGAGTCGGTCGGGACTATCTCGCTTGATGGATAGGTTGGGGTCACCGAACTTGACCATGATGACATTGCCGGTCTTCGGGTTCTTGACGTAGACACCGAACTTCTTCTTCGATCCTTGTGGTAGGCGGAATGGGTTATCGAGATCAACCTCTTTACCCTTGTATTCACCACTGGTTTCGGACAACTCGTCGCATCCGCATCCGCAATCTTTTTTGATGTAATCTTTGAATTCTTTCATAGTTCTCTTCTTAGTTATTTTTTTCATCTTTTCTATAAAAGCGAAGTAAACCTCTGCTGCCGCAGCGAGGTTTTTCTTCTTATCAGGATCATTCGCCCTCTTGCTGGCGACCTTTGCCCTCTGACTCATGGCGATTGCTGCCTGCACCTTATGTGCATGGGTGCGATCCGACTTTTCAATCTTGACAACCGACTCTCTCGCCCTTGCCGCATCCGTGAACCCGAGTCCATGTATCGTACCCTTGGGATCCTCGTCTGTGTAGAGATCACTGTGGGTATCGGGGTCTTGCCCCTCCTTGGATTTGGGTATACGCTTGGTCATCGAGTGGTGTGTCTTCCTAGATTATCCCTTGCTTCCTTGTCGAGTGCTTGATGGTTGTCCATGATGTGTTGCATACGATCTTGGAATTGACCACCTTGTGGTTTGTCTACCATATAATTAGAATCCATCCATGCGGTGGGTGCTGCCGTATATGCTTTCACGACTTTACCCGACTCACCACACTCTGGACATGCTTCGCCCAATGGTTCCTCACACTTGGACATGGTAAGAAAACTATCAAACGACTTTTCACAACTTCCGCAACTAAAACTGTACGTTGGCATAATAAAACTCCTACTTTATGTATTTAAATTTAGGGTAGAGTTGCCAGATGCGAGTCGATCCATTCTTTGTAGAATTCAATCGACGCACCGGCATTCTCGTATATACGACCATCACTTGTAATTCCATAATGTGTAATGATTCCTATCAATTTGTTATCATGAGTAAGAATCGCACCACCCGAGTCACCGTGCCAGACGGTATCCCTTAGCGGGAGCATGATCATGAATCTTGGTGAAAGAACAAGTCTCCCGTAATATCTGAAGACACCGGGATTGCTGTTTCTGCGTAGTCCATGACCATGCCCCACTGTGGTAAGAGGCATATTTTTATACAAGTCATCGGTCGCATTATTAAACATTAAACAAGGATCCTTATCAGAATCAGACTCAAGAAATACAAGGGCAATATCATGCCAATTTCGCCTTAAAATAGAGGGAAAATAGACAATTCTGTTAATACAAGATCGATCACCATCAACTTCGACCCATTCTAGATTATCCATATCTTTACTGTTCACAACATGAGCAGCAGAGAGAACAACATTAGGTGCAATGAGTACACCCGTCCCAATTACAGAACCAGTGTTATAATTTCGTATTGCACCAACAAAATCATATGAATCATTTTCATCAAACAAATGATAAGAAAAAGAATCAGACTGAGGAAGGGTGAAAGGTTCTGATGTAGGAGGAGTGTTATCGAAGGTGGTTGTGGTTACTGGAGAAACACAACTTCCCATGAATGAGGAGCATATTAAAGACGCTGAGAGATACCTAGCAAGTATTGGTAACTGCATCTCATTAGTATGTAGGGAAGTAAGGTAATGTTCTTTACTTTTTTATATTTTATGGGGTAAAGTCCCCATACTCCTAGTGATGCTCCATTGATTCATACACAAAGTCCCACATCCAATCCCATCGCCAATCTTCGGTATCCTCTACACCTTCCTTGACAGATCGCCTATTTGCCTCCTTGTCAATCAATTCTTCAATATCATCAAGATAAATTTCATCAATCATTTCACCATTCTCATAGATGCGAGAACCAACAAAGGTAGGACACTCGTCAATGAACTTATGACGAATAGAACACTCATTGTCTGTAAGATAATTAATATGATCAATGAATGGCGAAATTTCACTCCATGCAGATTCAATACACAAATGAAGAGAATTTTCATCAATGTAGGGGACATCATTAAACCGTGTCCACTTTGCACCAATATGATTATCATTCCATTTTACGGTATTCTCATAGGAATCATAGAGACAATGAAGAGTGTCTTCATCAACAAGTTTCTTTAGAATAGAATTGATGGTATTGCTCTGGGAATTGGGGAATGTGATTTCGATTATGTTGTTAACGTGGTTTGCCATTGTGTATGAATCTTTCTTAATGTTGTGGTGGAAAATGGGGGAAAATGTTGCAAAATGTGTTTTATTAATTAAATAAAAAGGATATGCGTGGTTTGTGCCGCTCAGAGTGTCATAGAGAATTAGTCCAGTCCAGCATCTTTTCGCAACTGTGATAGGTACTTCGCTGTTCGTTTTCGGTAATCACCGCAAGGCAATTTGTATTTCTCAATGACGCTCCATGCCTGACTCTCTGTGTGTTCTTCCATGATCAGGTAGTTGGCATCGTTACTTTTCTTTATCCAGTTTATGTACACGGGATCGTCGGTGAACCACTGCCACATGTGTGAGTATTCATGTGCAAGTGTGTGCAACCATTTGGTCTTCGCCCCACCTACAGCGACCGCGATGACACCCGACTCGTCTCCGTCTGGTGCGTTGAAGTATCCATCTGTCTGTGTCCTATCGTCGGATGCAATGATCGTTTTGCCGGAGCCGAAAAGCAGTTGAACCGAGAAACGTGATGCTTCCCGGTCAACCAACTTTATAAAATTATTTGCTTGTGGGCAGGTTGTTATCACACAATTTCCTTTGCAATCTTATCCGTGAAGGTGTTGAGCAGCGGACGGGACATGGTACGCTTGCCGAGATCCTTGCGGAATGCGTTGATGACGCGGGTGGTGGAAGCGTTCTCGGGGAGAGCATCCATCTTTTCGCTACTGGTGTAGACGGCAATCTTCTTATCCATCAGGAAGTAGGTATCATAACCATTGTGTGACTGCTCGATGAATCCGTTCTTCTTGAAGTTTTCGATCTTTCTTTCGCGGAGTTCATAGTTTCCATCAGCGTAGTAAAGATTTCTTTCGATGGACTTCTTGCTATCGAGGAAGATACCGATGAGGTTGCCACCAGCGAGATCCTTGTACATACGGAAGAGAGCGTTGGTTCCACAAGCATCGCCAGCGTAGGCGTCGAATGACCAGTTGCGACCAGTCTCACGCTGCTGGACCATAACACGCTGACTCTCGAAGGGATCTCCACCACATCCGTCAGTGATCCAGATGCTATTGAGAACGTCGATACCGTTCGCTCGACGGAATTCGCCAGCGATCTTCATAGCAGCGACGATGGACTCATTCAGAGGAGTACCACCGAGGTGGAGCATACCGGGATAGTCGTATGACTTAGCATAGTCACCGATGCACATGAGGAACGAACCCATACGGTCCCAATCCGCCTTCTTCATCTTATCGGAGAAAAGTTCGATAAGCGAAAAGTTCTGAAGATTCATGGAACGCTTGTTCCGCTTGTCTTCGTCGATGTTCCAGTGGTTACCGTTGACCGACTTGCCCCAGCAATGGTTGTCATCCTGCGAGTATCGCTCGCCCGTGGTATAGGTCGAGAATCCGTAGACGCGGAACGGAATACCGACCTTCTTGCAGAACATCGCAGTGATGGTGGTCTGAGCAACGGTTTCCGCCATACAATCATCCATCGAACCGGACCAATCGACGTACATGACGATTCCGTGGTTCTTGCCCTTGACTTCGATCTTGTTACGAAGAAAGATATCTTCGGTCATCTTGTACTTGTGAAGGTTGGTCATATCGAGACGACCAGTCTTCGCGGTTTGCGTTCGTGCGTTGATTGCTGCCGCCTTCTTACGCTCGAACATCTGAGCGAGATTTGCAACGGTGGACTTCGCACCACGCTGGAATTCTTCCCACTTGGCATCGTTACCAGCAAGACCCTCACCAGCAGCGATCACATCCTTATGACCGACGATGATGTTATCGAGGTTGATGTCATTCATGAGAGGAAGATCATAGTTAGCATTTTCGTTACGCCAACCGTTGTTCTTCTCAACCTTCGCTTCGCCAGCAATGTTTTCGTCCATCGCTCGCTGCGTAGTAGCGGGAGCAGGAGCGTGAACCTTAGAAAATCCCTTGCTCGGAGTGTCGGCATCGGTGTCGGTGTCGTTTTCGTCACCTTCATCACCATCGCCCGAACCGGAGCCGTTCGTCGATTCAGCGGATTCGCCGGTATCGGTGTCGTCGTCGGCACTATCGCCGGAGTCTTCACCATCGTCGCCAGTACCGGAACCGGAACCGCTTTCGCCCTCTTCACCCTCTTCGTCGGACGGCATACCACCACCCTGACCAGCAGGACCGTCTTCGTCGCTGTCCTTCGCATCGGGGACTTCGATAGGCGATTCGCCTTCACCCTCACCGGGAGCGTCAGTGTTACCCTCTTCGGGAACCTCTTCGCTACTTTCGTTTTCCTTGCACCAGTCGTAAATATCCTTCGCAAGCGTACAAACTTCCTCGAAAGTTTCGGTGTTCTCAGCACGATTCACGAAAACCATTTCGTCGGTGTCGAATTGGATATCACCATCGAAACCCTTGAAGTGGCAATTGAGACGGTCGATGAATTTCATGGTATTGGGATCACGATCGCCCATACCGAAAAAGTCACGGTTTCGCATCTCACTGTATCCCGCACGATAGTCGCGTCGAAGACCAGCATACTTTCGCTGGATCAACTTGTCAATTCGGATATCCTCGACCACGTTGAGATAGTCCTTCGCCACCATATTGACGGAGCCGAAAACTTCTTTAAGAAGAATTTCGAGATCGCCGCAATCAGTAAAGATCGCGTGGGCGCATTCGTGACCGATGAGCATATCCTTCAGACGATCCGAGCAATCCCAGTTCGGCATGGTAAGAACTCGACGCTTAACATCGAAGGATGCCGTAGGGGCAGTGGAATCAACAGCGACACCGATGTTTTCAGTGGCGAGCAGGCGAGCGAATCCGGGGTTGACTTGAAGCATGGTGTTAGGTTCCTGTTAGGGAGTTGGTTAGGTGGAGAGTCGTTCTCTCCACCATAATAATACCACAACGGGAGTCAATTGCAAGAGGAAAAGAAGAATATTCTCAAATATTTAGTGTCAAGGAGAAAATTGATATTTAACCAAAAATTAATATGGGCGGGCTAGGGCTCCGGTTTTTTGAGAAAATCAAGCAAAAATGACGATTTTTGGCAAAAAAGACGATAATTCATCGAAAAATATCATTTATCCACAATTTATACACAATTTTAGGAAAATCGTCTAAAGGGGTTGCATTGGGTCTGGTTTGTGGTATAATTAGGGAGTCCCACCGGGGCGAGAATCATCACCCAACTCCCTAACAGGAACCTAACACCATGAACAAGTCAAGAACGCTCTTCCTCGACGTACTCCGCGAACATATTGAATCGGGCGATCTCGATGCCAACTGTACCAACGGCGATATTGAACCTATCGCACTGGCACAGGGTTGGACTGTCATCCCGCTCTGGTTCCGTCAAGATAGCGAAAACCCGATGAAAGTCGGTCGTGGTCGCTATGATCTCTCTTCGATCGTTAATGGACAATCGGCTCCGGTCGAGCGACAAACTCGTGTCGCTCCCGCTGCTCCCGCTCCTGTTAGCGATTCCGCTCCACAGGCGTCTGCTATCTTGAAGCAGTCGCTTGTGTCGAGCGAATCGGTCATTCCTGCGAAGGATTCGGACTTCGTGGCATGGGGTCACTTCGACGATGTTACTACCATCATCAAGTCGGGTGCATTCTATCCCACGTTCGTGACTGGTCTTTCCGGTAACGGAAAAACCACGATGATCATGCAGGCATGTGCGAAGGTGAATCGTGAATGCTACCGTGTGAACGTCACTTCGCAAACTGACGAGGATGACCTGCTCGGTGGGTTTCGACTTGTGAACGGTGAGACTGTCTGGTATGACGGTCCCGTTATCCAAGCGATGAAGAACGGTGCTGTTCTTCTCCTCGACGAAATCGACCTCGGTGCTTCGCCGCTCATGTGCCTCCAACCCGTATTGGAAGGCAAGGGGATTTTCCTTAAGAAAATCAATCAATTCGTCGAACCTGCTCCGGGGTTCCAAGTCTTCGCAACTGCGAACACTAAGGGCAAGGGCGACGATACGGGTGCATTCGCCCATACGGGTATCTTGAATGAAGCATTCCTCGACCGATTCCCCGTCACGTTAGAACAGGCGTATGCTTCCAACGGTGTCGAGAAGCGAATTCTCCTCCGAAAAATGAAGACGCTCGGAGTCGAGGATAAGGATTTCGCGGGCAACCTCGTGAAGTGGGCGGATGCTATCCGAAAGACTTTCATGGAAGGCGGAATTTCCGAGATTATTACAACTCGCCGACTTCTCTCCATCACGCAGGCGTTTTCTATCTTCAACGATAAGGCGAAATCCATCAGCATGGCAATTTCCCGATTCGACGAAGAAACGAAGCACGACTTTCTCAAATTGTACGAAAAGATCGATGCTGAAGTCGTTCTTTCAGAAGAAACCCCCGAATCGGCTCCGGTCGAAATCGATCCCTCCAATCCCAACAATTGCCCCTATTGATAAGGAATTTTTCACAAATGGCACAACCATTTAGCACTATCGAAGACCTCCCCGATTTCGACATTGAATTCCCTGTGGGGTGGGAACCTGAGACCGATGGCGAAGAGGACATTCCTCAGACCTTCGATCCTGATAACCTCCCTGTAGAGGAAGACGAATCAGACGGACGATGGTCCGAACAGGATAACTTCCCGTATCACGAACTTGACGATGTAACTTGGTTACACTGAACAACAAACTTTTCATCACTTTTTTTACAGACGCATTACATAAGGAAACAATAATGCCTCGACCAATGATTAACGTAACTCTCGACTTCGCCTCCATTGAGGGACGTATCGCCAATGGCGAACGTGTCACTGTCCGCCACATTGCTGAGGAACTTAGCGTTTCTCCGCAGATCGTGAGACGTGCCCTCAACGAACATTACACGAATCGTGTGATGTTTACCCGTGGACGCACGGGCGGAATCGCCATCAAGGCGGACGCGACTACTCCGGAACCCACCGGTACGGAGACCGCGACCACTGAGATGGCAACAGCGTGAGTCACTCCGGAATCCCGGTGGCGTGTAAAAACGTCATCGGGGTAAACCGGTTTTTGCAAAACGCCTTTTAACAGTATTTTGGCAATTAAAAGGTAAGGTTCCATATGAGGTTTAGCGGTGCATATAGTTTTTCACGAAAAGGGTTTTTTACAAAATAGGTAAAACTTTTTCAAAAACCTCGATTCCAATTTTTTTTAAAACTATTTTTCCCCCAAATACCTTTTTCTATTTTACTCATTTCCGACCCTTCCCGTTGACAACCCCCCAATTCTAAGGTACAATAGACGCATGACTGATACAGCAACCACCAACGTACTCACCTCCGATTACCTCTGTGATAAGGTTCGGGATGCCGATCGACCCACCACCCAACAATCGTGGGTCTGGCGATCCCTGCTCTACTGCTTCCGCGAGATGCAGCGAGATATCAAGCGATATCGCAAGGATCTCGGTCAAGTGGCGAACCGCAACTCTCCCGCGTACTGGATCGACTGGATGTCCGATGGGAGACTCGACAAGAACTCTGCTCCATCCGACATTCACAACATCATTCTGGAAGATGCGAAGGATCCCCCGCGTAACCTCAATGGTCGTCACCTCGATAACGCAGTGACCTTTCTCACCTCCGAAGGCGTTGCCGAAAACGTCATCAAATTCGTCCAACGCTGATCAAAGGATTGACCACACATGACTTTTAAAACTGCAATGGCAATTTATCTTTTCGGTGCTGCAAGTATTACAACTTCTGCACATGCTATAACCGAGAAAGAACTCACTGATGTCCTTACTGCAATTCGTACTGTTGAGTCTAGCAATAATCCTAGTGCTATCGGTGATTCTGGTAATGCTATTGGTGTTTATCAAATTTGGAAAGTTTATCATCAAGATGCTATTCAGTATAGCGGTATTGGTGGCAAGTATCGTGATTGCCTTGATCCTGTTTACGCAGATAAAATCGTTCGAGCATACATGGGACGTTATGCCACTGAGAAGCGACTGGGAAGACCGGTAACTCAACGCGATATTGCAGTGATGCACAATGGTGGTCCTCGTGCAGTATGGGCGAAGGGCAAGAAGAAGCAGAATGTTGACAAGTATTGGGCAAAGGTTCAGAAGGAACTTAGCAAATGAACGAGGATTCTATTAACAATTGGTATCAAAGTGAAACTGCACCGTTTCTACCGAACGACATTCAACGTCCACCGCGTAATGCTCCGAGCGATAGCAAGGGTGTAGTCATGGTACTGGCATGTGAGTATTACTTGGACGCACATCGAAACGAGATCATCTGTCACCAAGTGTGGAAGAGTCCCGACGAGTGTAAGGTTATGATCCTGACGAATCAGGGTGTTGGTTGGATTGTTAGTGGTGGGAGCGATGAGTACACTACTTTCACCGAATCCGAGGCAAGACGCTGCTGGAATCACTCAGTGGACAACGGGGCAACCCGTGTGTACAAGAGAGCGAACGCAAGCAAGTCCAGCAAGTATGGGATGACCGGGGGTTTTGAGCAATGGAAAAGTTCTTCAAGTTATTACAAGTACGATGAGGATCCCAAGTCCTACAAGGAACTTGCTATTGAAGACGCGATCTGGGAGTGTATTAAGAATGTCTGATGTTAAATTTGTTAAAACTTTGAAGCAGGAAATCACTGCGAACACCCGGATCTGGCAGACTCTCTGGCAGCACGTTCCGACTGACGAGTATGTCGTTGTTTCATCTTCCGTGGTTAGTTCGGATGTCACTCGGTCACTGGGTGTTCCGGATGAGATGGTAAATGAAACTATGGCATTCGCATCCAATGAGCATGGTTCGTGGGATCCCGAGGATCTTGCCGTGGACTACCCTGCAAAGTGGACGAAGAAGGATCACGAAAATCTTGCAAATGTTGCTCAAAAAAATCGCGGCGAAAAAAACGCTGAAAACACTGAGGACGAACTGTGATTGATCTACTTGTAAAATTCTGTCCGTTGATTGCAGGTATTCTATATGCTATTGTTGGCATCGGATACTTCATCAAGAAGGACTACGCATGGTCACTGGTATGGATCTCATACGCACTGGCAAATCTTGGACTCGTTCTCGCCGCATCGGCAGCAAAGGAAACTGTATAATGGCAAATTGGGATATTTCACACGGAACTCTCCATCAAGGAAATAAGAAAATTGATAGAGAAATTGTATCTTCTGTCGTTCACTGGTTCCTTGGTCGATATGCCATGAACAGGAAGTCACAAGAGTGTCGTATTGTTCATGTTAATCTCAAGACATATAAGACGATGAAGTGTTGGGGTGAATGCTCCGAAGGTGAAAATGGCATTGATTACAATATCGACATTGCCACCGACCAGTCGCTCCGTGACTTCATCGCTACGCTCATGCATGAGATGGTACACGTTCTCCAGTGGGAGCGTGGATCATGGAAGGGAGAAGGTGAGCGTGAGGCAACCGAACTCCAGTACGAACTCGCAGACGACTTTTGGAGATGTGGCAATGTCTGATACAATCATCTTCTATCCCGGATACCGCTGGGAACCTACTCCCAAGAATTGGGAAGAACTAACCGAAGAGGAATGCTTGGAGATCCTCGGTCTCTCAGACGAAAGAAACACACACAATGGGTGATGTGACCGAAGTCTGGATGATGACGTTTCAACTTTTGTCTTTTTGGTGGTTACTCTGTATGAAATGTGTTGATTGGAATGAACATGTCTGAATTCTTTTTGTATCTTTCTCTGTATTGCTTTATACTTTTTATTATCCTTGGTTTTTTGAAGATTGGAACGGAACACGACAATGAATGATCTCAAACCCGAAGTTGAAATTTCTGATCGTGAGGGCAATGCATTTGGTATTCTTGCAAGGTGTCAACATGCCGCGAAGCGAGCAGCATGGGATGAAAGATATCTTGAAGAATTCCTTGACGAAGCGACTGATGGCGACTATAATCATCTACTTAGGACCGTCATGCAGTATTTCACTGTTGTATAAATAATGAAAAGGACTCACACAATGTCTGAATTGTACGAAAAGAACCAACCATCCGGATGTATTCTCTCCGACTCTTGTAATTTTATCATCGGGTGTTCTGAAGATGAAAACCCATTCGGTGCTATGACTGATGAAGACTTTGCCGTTGTTATGGTAGAGATCTCTGAGTGTATCAAGGCGATCTCTGATTATATGGATATTCTTCAGTCAAATTGTACTCTTGAGGAGATGTACTCTCTTCTTACGGCAATGAAGCGTGTGAACCAATTGGCGATTATCGAAGTAAACGAAAATCGCAACTATAACCAATGAAAGAAATAGTATGAATTTTATGCAAGATACAGGCGTGAACGGATGTGGTATCCGATTTGAAAAAAACCACCGTGGTCAGTGGTCAGCATTTCCGATGCTGCAACTGAATGAAAAATGTGACGGTCTTTCTTCCGATGAGTGTATGCGTCTTGCCTCCGCACTACAAATTGCATCGGCAAAGGTAAATGAAATGAACCAAAACGAAAGCACTGAAATGCTTTTTGAACAAAGAAACAGGACTATTTAATAATGACAAATAAAAATGATAAAGGGTTTCAACCCGTAGGTGATCGACTCCTCATCACCCGACAGAAGATTGACGAAAAGACCGAATCAGGAATTATTCTTCCTGCAAACCACAAGAGAAAGATGTTTGAAAATCTCGCAACTGTTATTGCACTTGGTGATGGTGAAAACATTTCAGATCACATTACCGAAGGATGTACAGTATACATTCGTGATGAAGCACCATCGGTAGAAATTAGTGAAGGCATTTATCTTGTAATGCATGATGCCATCTATGGAGTTCTTTGATAATGTATAGATTGCATGTTGACATTCCACTCGGACACGACGAAGATACTGCCAAGCAGGTTGCTGAGCAGGTCATACAGTGGGTCTTCCGTGATGTGGACGCTCAGGAACGTATCCAACGTCTTGCACTTGACAAGTTTGATATTCAAGAAATCAATTGCCGACTCGGCAACGACGAAGATCGACAGAAGTCAAACTACCTCGACGTAAACGAGAACGGTCACACCACCAATAAGAAGATACGCATACGCATCTGACCTATTCAGGGACAGAAGCGGATGGCATCAGCAGTATCGCTTATAACGATATTTTCGGGAGTTCGAGTCTCCCCTGTCTCATTATCCATTTCGGCTACGGTTTTTTTATCATGAACGAATTTGCATCAGAATGGCATAGTAATTTTTCACGGGCAAAGTCTGCACAAAGCAAGGCGTTGTCTGAGGCGACTGTCGTTCAAGATCTAATCGCTCATGGTTACGATCCACACCTACCACAAGACCGAGATTCGATCCACGATTGCACAATTGAGATTTCGCCGAACCGTTGGTTGAAAATACAAATTAAAAGTTGCTATGGAAATAGTACAAATGTAAATCTTAGCACTCGCGGAACCACAAACACCGCACCAGTTTCACCGGGAGAGAATAGCAAACCGAGGACAAGCACTGGATATTACAATTCTGGCATTCACCTCATGGCAGTCGTGACAGATGCAAAAGTAATTTATTATGACATTTTGCCATTTGGCAATTTGCAAGAAAAGTTTAACTGGAAAAAAGTTCAACCGGTTAATTTGGAAACTTATATTAATGGACTTCTTGGCGATGTGGCGGAATTGGCAGACGCAACGGACTTAAAATCCGTCGAGGGTTAAACCTCATGGGGGTTCGAGTCCCCCCATCGCTACTTTAGTTTTTTTATAAATACCACTGGGAAACTAGTGGTTTTTACATTGTATGAAAATCCCAAGAAGATAATGTTGCAACTAATCTTTTAAAGGAGATTTTACTCATGGCAGTCGAAAGAAAAACATTTTTATGGATAGGTAATGACCGGGCGCATAGGCATCGTCAGATAGTGGCAGGTATATCAGGAGGAACTCAGTTTGGTGCTACAGGCATCGGAGCATGGAACGGGGCATATGCAGGTGGAAATGGACAAGCGAACAACTGGGTTGGAATAGGTAGCGAGGCAATTGCTGCGGTGACGGGCGAAAATGCCAAGAAGGCACTTGATGTCTTCTGGAACGACAAAGATAACTGGGCGGAACGTATAGAGGGAATCAGTGGAGACTTGGGCAGTAGTGGTGACGGTTGGGATCCCCAACAATATTACTACGTTCGGGCAAACCGAATTCCACACCGTGCAGATCATGTTGTTTTTGAATATGTTGTAGGACAGACAGGTAACGGACTGTTACGAAATCAGGTAGGTGAAACCACTTCGTCCGTGGGGGCGTCGTTTGGGCAAATGGAAACCAAAGCATTTAACGCTCCTCTTTCACCATGTCTTTTTGGTGGTCAGAGTCGTCCAACAGATGGTCTATCTGGTGAAGGCAGTATCTGGGTAAATGCCGATACTACGGGATCTTCGGCAGCAAATCGCCAAGGTCCACTGTCATCTGTTAAAGTGAAACCAAGTTATTTCCATCATTCTTATGGCGTTATGGATTCAAGGAGTAAGTTCTTTGGTTTTGCTGACAATCTCCCTAACGCTGATTGGGGAAAGGGAGAACAAGGGCACAAATTTTGGGGTGGTCGCGTCAGTACCCAGTCCTCTAGTCTTATCTCTGGTGCGTCATTCGGAAACGTCTCGTGGTCAATTGGTTTCACCGGAATCAACCTCAAGGCATTGGATGTTGAATTAAATAGTCCATATCGACTACCTCGCATTGCTAGACCAGAAACTCTAGACCCCAGTGGTAATCGGTTATTTCCGGATACGATTGTAAATGATGAAAATGATGGTGGGAGAACGATCACGATCGCCGCCGATCAAGCAGTGAATAATGTAAGTCCAAGAAGTACATGTAAAATAACTCATGCAGATAGTATTGTCAACATGAGCGTAGGAACTCGGTCCTTCATCCTAGACAGTGGTAATGTGATTAACCTCAACATGTCCGACATGTATATGCCAAATGCCAGCGATGACGAGAAGAAAGAGGTTGCTCTTTTCGGTGCCCCAGAGAAAATAAACGGACCCTCTCCCCGCATGTTCTCATGGAACGGAACTGTTTCAAACACACTTCGTTGCGACCCATGTTGGTACACTTCCCAGACAGACTTTAAGAGTAATATTGGCAGTCCAAATATTATATTTGGTCCATACTATGTCACCGGTATCTTCTCTCCAAGAGTTACTAATCCCGCTACTGTATCAGTACGACCACAATTCATCTCAAAGTACAATCTAAATGCTAACGATATTACTTTCCTTAATGATGACTCTGGAAGTGACTCTCCCGGCGAGACCAACGAGGTTATCGGTGGTAGATTTGACACCTTTAGAATAAAGGGTACTGGGAATGAGAGATTTTCTGCTAACCTCATTAAGTTTGAAGAGTTTAATCCGAGATGGGATGTTATCACCTCGGAGGGATCCCCTTCTACAAGGACTGGTGTTCGTGGATTCAACAATAAACTTTATGTTGATGCAGGATGCACGATTACAAATCTAAACGTCGATGCAGGATACTTTGGAATAGGTGAAGGACATCGCGGTGGCGACACGTTCGACACCCCAGCAGAGGTCGGAGATGTTGTTGTTCTGAATGGGTATGCCGAACAAAAGGCATACATCAATGGTGAACATCCCACCATACCGGGATTCAATGCATTTTATATCGGTCAGGATGGAGTGAATGCAACTGGTCAAAACTTCCAGATGCGATCGAGACACGCAGAATTTGATTTTGGTCAGGGTGTATTTCTAAGAACTGGTCCTGAGTCCACTGGTGTTACTGGTGCAGGGTTCGCCTTCGTTCAGGCACCAAGTGTCGGGTTGGGTTCAAAGCGTCCATAAATTAAATAAATTTTTACAACATGACAATTCAACAAGAACTGGGGGGAGGCAACTCCCCCCTTTTCTATTTTACTCTTTTATAAAATACCATTGAAAAAGAAACTATTCAGAAAGTCGTTCAAGTGGGTTGACAAGCACGAAATACCTGTTATAATTAGAGCATAACCGTGAAGGAGACACCAATGAAATACTTACCTCAAGAACCTACCCTTAAGATGATTAACTTATATTATGTAATGCGTGTCTCCAGCGATATGGTAGGCGGCGATTTCCGACCCGCATCGGATTGAGTCATATTTAGGAGATGATTGGGAACTAGATGCCCAGTCGTATATCTCCGAACGCGGACCCCGTTCTTATGGGGGAGACCCCATAAGAACATTTCATGTGCTAGAAACGATTTGCAGTGGTCGTGGAAGCAAAAACAAGCACACTGCACTTTTATATGAAAGGTTGTTTATATGAACAACAACTCCCCTAAGCGTCAGATCATCTCGTACCTTGCCGAAGGCAAGAGCATCACTCCTAAGCAGATGCGAACCAAGTTCGGGGTCAAGAACCCTACCGCGACTCTTCGCAACGTGCGTGACACCGTGGAAAACTACGGTAACTGGACCATCGTCGAAGATGGTATCTACGGTGGCGAAACTCAGTTCGCCATGAAGCGAGTTGCACTCGTCAGTCCTACCGTGGACACCGACGATCTTGCTGATCTCTACTGAATCCAGTAGACCAACTGATCCGGTGGGTGGGGGCGAATGCCCCCACCCAGAAACCGGTACGGGGTAATACATGGGCGGTTCACACTCAGCAGGAAAAGGCGATAAATATCGTCAGGTAGATCTCGAAAAGTATCGAGACAATTACGAAAAGATCTTCGGCAAGAAGAAGACAAAAAAGAAAGTTAACAATGGAAAACGAAACAAAGATCGTCCGACTGACAAGTCATGAAGAAATTATTGGTAAGGTTACTACCACCGACACTGGTGTTATCATCAAGGATCCGCTGATCCTCATTCCTACACAGCAGAAGTCACTCGCACTCGCTCCGTGGATGCCTTACACTACTATCGCAGATGATGGTATCGAAATTGCAGAGGATCGAATTATGTTTATCGTCGAACCTCATGCAGAACTTGCCAAGGAACACATGTCGGCAGTCTCTGGACTCGTCGTTCCCGGTTCACAATCCGCAGGTGTTGCTGGTGTCATCGGTGCAGACATCCTTAAGGGTTAATATATCAAATGGCAAACAACTCTCAAAATTCCAAGCATGTGAATAACATGATTAAAACGGGCAGTCCTAGACCACAGAAACCTAAACACGGTAACACTAAAGGCAAGACTACTCGTTCGGGTTCTGGTCGCAAAGTACGCTAAACATTGCGCCCGTAACTCAGTGGATAGAGTAGCGGTCTTCTAAACCGCCGGTCGTTGGTTCAAATCCAACCGGGCGTGTTACTCAGGATCGGTAACTCAGTTGGTAGAGTAGCGGACTTTTAATCCGCGAGTCGAGGGTTCGAGTCCCTCCCGATCCATTCAAATGTCTGATCGCGTTCTAACAAATCTCAACACCTATGCGACGATGGCGTTCCCCAAAGCGTTGGAAATCGCTAGGACAAAGAAGCACATTTCCCTGATTCTTGATAAGAAGGGAAGTGTGCTTTCTATTGGATGTAACGAAATGCGTACACATCCAGAGGCGGCAAAGATAGGTTATCGATACAACGAGGTTCATTCGGAACTCGATGCACTTCTTCACCTTGATAAAAGAATGCGAAACGATAAAGATCTTATACTTTTAAATTACAGATTTAACAGGTTCGGGGACTTTCGTATCTCCCGACCTTGTGTAAAATGTATGCCTTGGTGTACTGCAATTTTTAAAGAAATTATTTACACTACGAGAAACGGATACGAAATCATTTCCGGTCAAAAGGATTATACGGATTCCATCGTATTGTCTATTGACCAATTCAATATGCAGACTATAATGGGTACAAATGGCAAAGCGACACATTGACAGATTTGATATAGAAGCAGAACGCGAAGGTAATGCAATCAAGGGACATACTGTTCTCCGACGAGGACAGGGTAAAGGAATTACCAAGCAACGTAATATGCACAAACGTGGTGCTGAAATTCTCACTACTCGAATCGTGAACAGAGAAGGATGGTTAAAGTGAATTGTTTCGATTGTAATAATAAAATTCCAGAAGCACGACTGGAAGCACTCCCTGATGTGGAGTATTGTGTGAACTGTGCAGACAACCACACCGAACGAGTTGTTGGTCGGATGATCTACAGTCACAAGACTGCGGGTGAACTAGTCTTTGCAAGTGGTAAAGAAAACATTCGTCGGTTGAACCGAGAATATGCGAGATCACGATAATGTACGAACAGCAATATGCAATGACGATGCTTATTTTCATGACTATTATGAACGTATTTTTTGCCGGTCTGATGATATTTGAAATTGTTCCTGTTCCTGTGGGAATGACTCTTGCATTCGTTGGAATGTTTGCTATGATCTGGAAGACGAAACGAGATCTCATGGGTAATGTAAAACTATGGGAAAATGCATATACTAGGAACAATAAAAATGACTGATTGGAATAAAACATGTTACGTCACGGGTAACTCTATGACTGAAAAAGACAACGCCAGATTCACATATGAATTTGACGCATGGGTATCTGAGGCGGGTCAAAAGATCGTCGAAGAAGATGCCCGTGGTTCTGATCCTTCGGAAGAAAATAGAATCATTTTCGGGGAGTGGTATGCACAAGATGAAGCAAATGCCGCGAACGATGAATTTCGCCGAGGTTGGCGACCGGTTCGTCGTGGGTGGGATGGATGAAAGAAGAAAATATTATGAATAGAGAACCAACGATTTATGTTGCCGGACCAATGCGAGGATTTGAGAATTATAATTATCCTGCATTTGATCGATGTGCAAGAGTCCTTCGTGGGCAGGGATGGATTGTTATCAATCCTGCCGAACTAGACAGAGAAGCAGGAAAACCGATGGCGGATCCTATGGCATTCTCACCAGACACAAACTACGAAGACCATGAGTTTATGCGAAAAGCATTGCTCCGTGACGTTGTTGCAATTTGTGAAGAATGTACTGCAATCTACATGATGAGCAATTGGGAAAAGAGCAAGGGTGCGAACGCAGAGTTGTCACTTGCAAAGGCATTGGGACTTGACATTTATTATGAAGCACCACTGCCGAAGGTAAAGAAAGAATTGAAGTGAGCAAATATACCATCAGAGACCATAAAGAATTTGATGGTAATATGCGGGTATTCCTGACAGACCCAACGCAAGTTATGATCATGGGTAGTCCTGAATTGAAAAAGTATATTAAGCAAAGAATCGACGAACACCAGAGTAAAATAGAATACTGGGATCGACTTAAGAAATTAAACGAGAAAGTATCCCAAGGGGTTGACAGAGACTGAATACCTGCTATAATACATACTGTGTCGTTGAGGAAGACGGCAAGATTCACACGGACACGGGAGTTCGACTCTCCCCGCCTCCACCAAACACACTCTCTCGTTTCAAAGATATGAAACGCTAGAACAATTAAAGACATGACACGGCGGGAGAGTGTGTTTGGCGGGGGCGAAATGGAATCGATTCGGTGAAATCGAAGCGTTGGAGACGACTGAGAAGGCGACCTACTCATTAATCGCGGTTGCAAAATCTAACTGACAACAGTTACTCACTCGCTGCTTGATAGCAGCACGGACCCTTGGATGAGGGCAACCTCATTCAAGGCATTACAGACAAATGCCTATCTCACTAACTCGGGAAACAAGAAAGGAGAATGGCATGACTCATATGACCTATCGTGAAAAGAATGAGTACCGTCGATGGTACGAAAACATGAAGCGAGAATCGTGGAACGAAAAGTTCCGACAACTACGGAAGACAAGACGCGAAGCGTTGAAGCGGAAGTGACAATTGAATAAAAATTGAAGAGAGACTGATCCTCTCTCTTCGGGACTCGCATAATAATCCTCAGACTGGGGATAGTGCAATCTCTGAATGGTTTAGCGACCTGTTCCCTACGATGTAGAAATACTTGAGGGATGACCCTTAGCGGGGTGTGCGGAGAGATCTGAGTAGAGTACTACGCATCATGTACAGTCACTCGAAAAGTTCAGGTATACATGAATCCTGAGTCCCATTGATCTAATTTGGTAGAGTGGAGTGGAAACGCGATCAGAAAAATCTGATTGTTGGACTCCGAAATGGTCCCACACATTCTACCATACATAGAAAGCATCACCTTCGGGTGGTGCTTTTCTTTTACGCCTACATATTTGGTCAAGGGAGACTTACATGAAAGAATTCAACGACCTATATGAGCAGGCAAAATTCTGCTATAAACTAAACGAGGCAAGATCTCGCGGTGAGGAGATGGAAGAATTTATTATCGCAGCAATCAACAAAGAACCGCAACCCGTATCGAAATTCGGTATCGAAGACGGAGCAGGGGAACGAATCGCCAAGCAACTCCGCAAAGCAGGAGTGAAGGGAAAAGGTTTGGTTCTCGGTGCAGACCAACTAGAAGTCACTGAACTCTGGTCACAATACTGGTTACCCGGAAAGGTTCCAGCATCCACGAAGACACCAAAGACAGACTTCAAGATCGGCAATGATAAAATTTCATTAAAGACTGGTGGTGCTGCTCAGTTAATGAGTGGTGGTAAGAACGAATCTATCGCTACCTTCTATTGTGCTATTGACCGTCTAGGTCTTAACATGGGTGGCATGGCATCCCGTATCGAAAAGGCAATGCTTGATTTATCTCCCTCAAGTATCGCACAGAGTAATCTCAAAGATGAAATTAAACTCGGTAAAGATAAAGTAGTTAAAGCAGCGAATGAAGCACACAAGGTTCTGATGGGAGACATGAAAAAGATGTTTGCATCGAACCCAGACTTTGCATACGAATTTGCATATGAAGCAATGACTGGTGATATTAAATTCGGTGGTAGTGATGGTTCATGTTCTCACTTCCTCTCGGTCTCTGACGACGGCAATACAATTAAATTGGTTGGAGTTGGCGACGAAGCATATGTAAGAAAAGTTGCAAGTAAGATGAAAGTTTCCGTCCGGTTCAAGACCACCAGTGAAAAGTCTGGTGGAGTCAAGACCGGGCGTTATCGTTACTGGTCTGCCATCGGACTTATTGTAGATAAACTCACCGAGAGTTATGAGGAAATTGGTCAACTACTTAATGAGGGTAAACTCGACGAAGGTATTCTTGGAAGAATTCTTAACAAGTTCATTGCTTTCCTTAAGAAGCAAATTGCCAAGATCAAAGAATTCGTTGTCAAGTCAGGAAAGAACCTGATCGAATTCCTCGGAGCAGAACCAAGCGTTTCCTTTAACAACAATATTGACTTTACTAAGATATGAAATCTTTTAAAACTTACATTTCATTAGAAGAACAAAGTGCAGTCACCTCTCATGGTGAACCAACTGCACATCAATATCGCATTATGCAAAAATCCCATGAGATTCTGCCCGTGGACTCCGTTCAGGGTCTAATCTCTGCACCCCCGTCCAGTTCCTCTGACGAGACGCGGGCGGAACTCATGGAATTACAAGATAGACTTGAACTGGGAACAGACAATAAGAAAATGTTGGATAAGTGGGATCTGGATCTTCTTGCTCCATTTGTAAAGTATCTTAAAGACAACAATCTCCGATATGATAAAGAACTTTTAAATGATATAATCAACGCTTCCACGGTCGTGATGTTAAAGCAAAAGTATCTTTTTGATCGTCCTCGTCCGGGCATTGTAGCGAAAGATATGGGTCTTCCCCTATCTCCTCTCAAGAGCGGCACAGCGGACTCTCCAGCGTATCCTAGTGGACACAGTGGGCAGTCCAGACTCATCGCACTGTACCTCACAGGACTCCATAGAGACCACTCTAGCAGTTTCTTAGATTTAGCGGAAGAATGTGGTCAGTCAAGACTAAACGCCGGTGTACACTATCCTAGCGACCACGAAGCGGGTGTGGAACTAGGAAATAAATTATACGCTTCGATGAAGACGGATGAGACTAAAAAAATAAAATATAAAGACTTACCCGCACCACCAACCGGCATGGAAGGATATTGATATGTTAGATTTTAAAAGATTCTTATCCGAAGAAAAGAACCTCCACCTTGAACACCTTGAAGACGAGTTGATCAACAATGGATCCAAGGGTGCAAGAGAAGCAATTACCTTTGCAGAATCTCTTGTAAAAATGTTAGCAGGTAGTGGGTCGAAAAAGTACAACATCACTGTCAAATGGGACGGCGCACCCGCAGTCTTTGCGGGCATCAACCCCGAGAACGGAAAGTTCTTCGTTGGGTCGAAGAGTGTTTTCAATGTTACCCCAAAGATAAACTATACTAACGCAGATATTGCTAAAAATCATACAGGCGGTCTTGCTGATAAATTGAAAGTTGCGTTAGCAAACTTATCAAAACTAGGAATCAAAGATGTGCTACAGGGTGATATGATGTTCAGTGACGATCTTGCTTCCCAGAAGATCGATGGCGTAGATTATATTACCTTTACTCCAAACACAATCACATACGCTGTTCCGGCAGATAGCGATCTTGCGAATACAATTGTCAAAGCAAAGATGGGAATCATTTTCCATACCAAATATACCGGCAATGATCTCCAGACGATGAAGGCATCATTTGGTCCTGATATTTCATATCTTAAGAAAACCTCAGCAGTATGGTTTGACGATGCAACACTTAAAGATGAAACGGGAGTTGCAACATTTACTGCAAAAGAAACAGAAGCAGTTAAAAAGAAATTACAGAAGATTCGTGCCATGATGGACCGAAAGACCATGAAGGTTATGGATGATTTCCTTGCTGATGACACGATGCAATTATACATTAAGACATTCTATAATACACTCGTCCGTGCTGGAGCATTCGGAACTCCCTCTGCCACATATGCAGGATTCAAGGAGTGGACCGAAAAGAAATTTGATACAGACATTGCCAAGATGAAGTCTGAAAAAGGTAAAGAAAAGAAACTACAAGTAAAGAAACAAATGATGTCATATATCCGAAGCAACTCCAAGGCGTTGTTACGGATGTTCGCTGTACATGCAGCGTTGCGTGATGTCAAGATGATTCTCGTCCGTAAGATCGAACAGGTTAAGTCTATTGGACTCTTCCTTAAGACGGACAATGGATTCGATGTGACTGCCCCGGAGGGTTTTGTTGCAATCGATAGACTATCAAATCGGGCATTTAAACTCGTTGATAGATTAAATTTCTCACAGGCAAACTTTAATGCCGCCAAGAACTGGGAAAAAGGATAAATACTTAAAAGGAGATAAACATGGCATCTAGAAAATTAAATGCAAAGACGTATCAAATCAAAAGACTATCTCGTCGAGATGAAATTAGTTCTAAAACACGTTGTGGTTATACACCATTACCTAAACCAGAACCAGTTACACCTGTCGCAGAAGTCCCCGTTGTAAAACCAAAAAAAGCACCAGCACCGAAGTTGCGTGCAAAGTCCACCAAATAAGGAGGTGATCTATGGAAAATTTAGACACTGCTAACATTCTCGGAACTATTTTTTACAGTATCGTTGTCTTTGGTCTTGGTGCCTTAAGTGGCAGAAAGATCTGGTACTGGGTTCGTAAATTCTTTCCTTGGAACAAGGACTGATGATAGAATATCGTTCATTAAAAGAACGTACCCTACTCAGGGGACAGAAAGAGAAATCTGCTGTCCTCACATTCGGTAGGTTTCAACCACCAACAACCGGTCACGGTAAACTGGTGGATGCTGTCCTATCAACTGCGAAGAAACTGGGGGCGGATGCCTTTATTTTCCCCAGTCGAACGCAGGATAAAAAGAAGAACCCTCTTCAGACCAAAGATAAAGTAAAATTTCTCAAGAAGTTCTTCCCGCGTGCCCGGATTGTCAACGACAAAAATGCAAAGACTGTTTTCACCGCAATTGAAAGTCTTGTAAAGAAAAATTACACCGACATCACCCTAGTTGTCGGTGGTGATCGGGTCGATGAGTTCAAGAAAACCATCGCACCCTACGTTGATGAAATGGGACTTAAAAAGTTTCAAGTCGTTAGTGCCGGTGAGCGTGATCCAGACGCAACCGATGTCAGTGGAATGAGTGCGTCGAAAATGCGTGCTGCCGTTACTGACAATGACTTCGACTCCTTTATGAAAGGAATTCCCAAGGGTGTTGGTAAAAGAGTTGCAAAAGAACTCTTCGATACTCTGAAGAAAGAGATGGGTCTAAACGAAGAAACCAAGGAACCAAAGAAGAACAACCTCAAACGATTCCTCATCGTTAGTGCTTCTGATAAAGGAGACACTACATCTAAACTTATCGATGCAGTAGAAGACTTAGGACACAAACCCACGGTCATTCGTGCGGACACGGCATATATCGGTGATGTGGACGGCGACAATCTAACAATTGAAAACATTGATAAGAAGGGCGAAGACATTACAATTAATGTCAAAGAAACAATTGCTTTTGTCCGAGGATCCTCCATGAAGACCGCAGGTGGTCGAGCATTAGTTGAGGGTCTGGACAGTAGCAATACTTTGGTTATAAATTCAAAGCAAGTTTTCGACTTGCTTGGTAACAAGTATGCCACCCACGTTTTGTTTGAAAGAGAAAATATCAATACCCCACGAACCGCGTTGATCACAAACGAGTCATCGATTGATCGGGCGCACAAGAAGGTCGGTGGAAAGTTCCCGGTCATCGTGAAGTCACTTCATGGCGCAGAGGGAATCGGTGTTGCGAAGGTTGACTCACAAGAGTCTTTCAAATCAGTTGTACAATCACTGCGTAAAAGCGGCGAGGATATTCTTGTACAGGAAATGATCGACATCGATGGAGATGTAAGAAGTATTGTCATGGATGGTAAAATCGTCGCATCCATGAAACGACTCAAGGCAGAGAAAGACTTCCGAACCAACAAGGCGTTGGGTGCAGAAAGCGAACCATATTCCCTCTCTGAATCTGAAAAGAAATTTGTAAAGAAAATTGCAAAGGCATCTGGTGCTATCCTTGCTGGCGTAGACCATGCGATTGCTAAGGACGGAAAACTATATGCCATTGAAGTGAACGCTTCTCCCGGTTCTGGTGCCCAAGATTATACAAAGTATATCGACGAGGATCAAGAAGAGGGAGTTGTCGATGGCGACGAACTCGTCAGAGATATTGTAGAGAGATCGCTACTCATCACTAAACCGGCAGAGGCATTCACTGTCGGTCGTGTTGAAACTGTCAAGATCGGTGGACGTACAATCAAAACTAGAGTTGATTCTGGTAACTCATCATATTCTGTCGTTGATGCAAGAGAAATAAAAGAAAGCAAAGGAACAGTCCGGTTTGTTTTCGACAGCACCAAGTTTAAACGTCCAGTGGTTGACACTGTAGAGATAAACATGGGTGGTGGTAAATTTGAAGAACGATATGTGGTCGAGATGGACATGCAGATTGGTCGAAAGACTTTTGAAAATGTAAAGTTCTCTTTATCTGATCGCAGTTCAAATGTATATCCTTCCCTCCTTGGTAACGAGTTTATGAAAGAAAACAACGTAGTGGTTCACACCAACGAAGTTTACATGCAGGAACTTGAAGAGAGAACTCTCACTAAGGGTGAGAAGGATAAAAAAGAGAAATATATAAAAGGAATGAAGAAGCAAGCGAAAGATTTTAAAAAACGCTATGGTTCAGATTACAAGTCGGTGATGTACGGCACCGCAACCAAGATGGCAAAACGTGATGCCACCGAGGAAGATATTGATTTTGATTCTCCTCCTGAAGAGGGAACTGATGAAATTGTACGGCGTTATAAAAAAATGACTCCGGGTGAATTGAATGAAATTGCACATAAATACTTTAGTACAGGAGATAAACAATGACAGCACCAAATCCATTTGACAACAGCACTACTAATAACCTCAAGGGGGTTATTGATGCGGTTAGTCAAGTTATTAGTGGCGGAGAACCCGCCGTCCCAGAAGAAATGGGAACACATGCCGATGCAGCAGCATCGGAGATTGCTAAGATCGAAGGACCACATCTTCAGGGTGATATCACCAAGATTATGCAAAAGCATTTTTCTGCTGGATCCAAAGGCAACCCACAAGAAACTAAGATGCAAAAAGCATTTGAAAAGGAAGTTGGGAAGCGAGTTGCCCAAGGGCGAGCGGCAGGAAAGTGGAAAGAACACTGATGTGATAGATAATATTTATTATGGTTTTGATGATGATGCATTCCAAGATTATGCAATGCAAAATTATAAAAATCCTTCTTGCTCGGGAAGAGAAGAATTTGAAGAGGATATAAACCGAATCAAATATGTCAAGCGTCTGTTTGGCAGATACTTCTCAACCGGAGAACTTAAAGAACGATTGATATTGAATCATATCATCATCTTTTATAATGTATTTGAGATGGAAGCAGCGACTAAGATGCTTTTCTATCGTATGGAAGATAGATTTAAACCATTAGTGAAAACATTTTTGGTTTACCTAAATTACCTTCCTGAAGATGAAGCATATGTACGAGTCCCAATGGATACAAAAGTTATACAGATACTCAGGAGACTATAATGAAATCGTTTGAAGAATTTAAACAATACACACAAGAACAATCTGGGGTACTAGAATTATTCTTCATAGAAGAAGCACCGACAAATGCTGGCGGTGCTTCTATTTCACAGGGCGGAGTTGATACAAACGGTTCGTTTGATAAGGTTGCTGGGTTAGACAAACCACTCCTAAAAAAGAAGAAGAAAAAAGAACTAGAGAAATATGAGGGTAAATCATTTAGCGTCTCTGCCGAAGAGTTTGAAAAACTAAAAGCAGGAAAAGTTCGTGGTGCTAGATGGAACAAGTATATCGATGAAACCTCTGAACTGGGGACGGAGATAAAAAGATTTTCTTTACGAAACCCATCTAAACCAGTTGTCATTAGAAACGAAGAAACAGGAGAAGTTGTCTTTCTTCGTCGTAGACAAAACGACGGTAGACTTAGACACAATAAGTCATGATCGAAGGATTACTAACAGCAGAATTTTTATCATTAGTTGGCGGTAGCATCACTGGTTTTATCTTTAAGTCTCTTGCAGAAAAAAGACAAAACGAACAAGAGCGATTTAATAGATTACTTGATGCAAATAAAGCAAACAATGAATCACATAATCAAGCGATCCAGAGAGTCGGCAGCGATGCAGGTAAAGTGGTCCGTCGATTCATTGTTCTTTGTATTCTATTCGGAACAATCATTGCACCATTCATTCTTCCATTCTTCTCGGTCCCAACCGTAGTTGAATTGGTAGAAAACAAACCACACTTCTTAGATTTCTTTGGGTTGTTTGGTACATACGAGGACACAACATTTGTTCCTGTTGATGGATATCTTTTCACCACAGAGAACAGACAGATTCTCGTTACCATTGTTGGATTTTACTTTGGATCAGCAGTAGGAAAGACTAGATGAAAAAGTTTTTAATTATGTTACCGTTTCTTACAAGTTGTAAGGCGACTGGGAATAAAATCATTACCTCCCAAGGGGCACCTAAAGTTGAATCTGAAACGGTCCCGATCGATAATAATTCTTTACAAATGTCAATATTTGACTCATCACATATTATTTTGTGGATATGTGTTTGTGGTATTGCTGGGTACTTCGTCTGGAAGGAATTTAGATCCTCCGGTCGTCGAGTGCCTTCAAGTTAGAATGCAATAAAGAACAAATATAATAAGAATCGGCAATGTCAGTAATGGGGTTGCCGATTGTTGTTCGATCAGGCGTAATTGTATTTTTTAATTTCATGCCAGTATCTTGATCGAAAGTCTTCACCATCAACTCCTTAGAGGCATTACCTTTGCCTGTGGCGTGCTTCTTCACGGTAGTTGGGGTCAGAACCTCAATTGGTTTTCCTACCTGATACAATTTATATTTTAACAATCCACAGTTCTCTGCAATTTGGAAGATTGCCCGACCGGAAGCACCGTATGCATATCCTTCTAGACCAACCTGATCACACCCAAGAACCTTATCAACCGCCCAGTCTGAAATGGTTTGATATCTTTCGCACTCATGGTTATAATCATCAAACATTTCACCAAAGATGATTCCCTCATATACCCTTGCATGTTTCTTTACATTTGTAAGAAAGTAAAAAGAACATTTGTGTATACCAAAAACATCCTCGATACTTCCATCGAAGACACATACACACGGACCACATAAAGAATAATCAATACCTGCTATTGCCATACTACTATTTATATGCGAAAAACCCCGGTCTTCCATGACCGGGGTTTAAACGCAAAATTATAAAATCAGATTATCAGGAACCGACTGCAACGGTCGCAGCATCCCATAGGGACTTGACCGAAGAGGCGACCCAGACCACGCCTGCCCATGAGAATGGGAGGAGGGCAAGAGTAATCAACATACTGCGGCATACGCCGATCTTACCCAAAGTTCGGGTAACAACATCTTTATCGCAATCACCGGTCACAGGACACGGATTTACACACATTTTCTTAGTAGACATAATATTTCTCCTTTATGTTCAGAAACTAATTGTGATGAAACTACGCACCACATATTCACCTTGACCAGCACCAGCATTCCAACCGGTATTATCGGTATCGAATCCAGCAGCGATGTCGTCGAAAGCGTAACCAACAGAGTTGGTCCACTTGACACCTCTAGTCAAATCATAATTAAGACCGATGGTTCCCACGTTGAGTTTACCACCAGCGAAACCTCCAAGGTTTCCGTACTCATACTGACCAAACAGTTGTGATTGATCACTGAGATTGAATGAGGCAGTTGTAACTAGCGAGTAGTTTTCCCAACCATCCATTCTATCATCCGAGATCCATGCTGCGTTGAGTGAAAACTCATCGAGCGTGACTGTAGTATCAAGAGTATAACTCATGTATTGTGCTGGACCTTCGATGTAAGCGTAACCGCCACCAACAGAAAATCCTTCACAAACATCATAACCTGCATGGAAACCAGCGGCATAGTCGCCGTTGGAAACACCAGTTAGGTTATCAAAACCGTTGTTGTAAAACGCACTGAATTCGACCTCTCCGAACGAACGGGAAAGTTCGATACCCTGACCATATCCCTGCCCAAAAGTTTGAGCAGTGATGCTATAGGTCTGCGTAGTAAGGTCGGCAGGGTTTGCAACAAATCCACTGTAGAAAGTAGAAACAAACTGACCAACACGAACATCAGCGAAATCAAAACCACGGTAATCAACGAATGCTTCTAGAAGTTCAAATTCACTTCCGGGAGTCCATTCGCCATTTAGACGGAAAGAAGCGTCCTTGCCAAGACGACCCTTGAGTCCTAGTCTTGCACGATACACATCAAATCCGTAAAGAGCATCGGCACCACCGCCGTTGCTATACGACCAACCA